TAACAAATCCATAGTTTTATTTTTTAGCAACTAAAGTTTCGATGGTGATAAAACAATTGTTTATAAGGCGAATTATTAAATAAATTCATATATTCGTTTCCATATTGCGTTGGATCTCTAAATAATTCAAAGTTATATTTTACAGATAAAATACTCAAAACTGATTGATCATGTCTATGATCTTTAAATTCAAAATGATTTGCCCCAAATATATTATTATCATCTGTGCTTATTCTCGGATCTCTTAAATATCGTAGCCATTCATTTAAAAAATTAACATTATTATCATTTTTAACCCAAAGAGAAATTGCGCCATTAGTCATCGGAACATTCCAGTATTTACTTTCATCTGCATTCATTAGAATAAAACAATCACGTTTAGTCCAAACTTTATTTAAATGATTTCCTGGGATTCTAAATAAAACTTTTCCATTATTGGGAAGGTTTTTTGCTAATTCGAATAAAGGCTTAAGGCTATCTATTACGTTAATGCCTGCGTCACTGTAAAGAACACAATCACCTTCATTTAATTGTTCAAACGTTTTAAGTATTATAAAGGGCTTCCATATCCAATATCCTGCACCACGTGGGTTTGATAAAATATATAAATTTTTTTCCCAAAATTTTTCTGTTTTTAGCCACTCTTGTGTATATCGTATAAATTGATCTACTTTTCCTATTTCTAAAGAAGTTTTTTCAAGTAAATCTAAGCTTTTATAATATTTTTCGTTTCCAAATGATATATGTACTTTTTCCATAACTGAAATTTAAAATATTTTATCTTTAAAATAGTGTCGAGATTCATTTTTAATATTGTGTCCTGCTGTTTTGCCCCAAATGTATGAATGATCCGAATTGGCATATGTCACAAAAGGATAATACGTGTATGATTTAAGTTCTTTTTTTGTTAACATATCGCTATAAATATCGTCAGTAGTTGTTTCAAATTTATTTAATTTCTCAATAATTTTATTATATGCAATTTCATTAATTATCATTGAATGCGTTTGTTGCATTAAAGTCGATTCAATAACATTGGGAAATAATAGTATAGTTGGCATTGGAATTATATGAGGTTTTCCCGATAAATACACATGTTCCCAATCTGAAGGTAATAATTTAAAAAGCAATTTTATTCGTTTTTTAAAATCTTGTGCTATTGTTATATCATCTTCAAGTATAATTACGTAAGGCCAATTATTATCTTTAGCATATTCTAATGCTTTAATATGAGACATTGTGCATCCTATTTCCCCTGGCATAAATTTTTCTCCAAATCGCCATCCTCCAGGCAATGTTAAGTGTTTATTCTTTTCTTCTTCAGAAAGATCTTTTCCATCTATAGCATCCATTATGACAGCATTAAGTCCTAAATTATTTATTTGGGCAATCATTTTTTCTCGTCTTTCAACGGCTCTTTCTAGTGATATTACAACAATGTTATCCATAGTTTTTATAAAAATACTGTTTTAAATTTTTGCATCACTTTTTCAGGTGTATATTTCAAAGAATAGGCATCCCAGTTATTATTTGATGGTTCAAATGACATTAAAATTTTATTCAAATCAGATATATTATAGTATTTAATACACTTATCTTTTAATATATCAAGATGGCATTGTTCAGGTGATAATCCATACGTAATTACAGGCTTATTTTTAATTGAAAATTCGCCACACGCAATTCCAAACGTTTCTCCTCTTCTTCTAGCGTGAAGCATAGCATCACACGTATTAATAAATTTAACTTTTTCATTTAAATCTACTATAGTGTCTAAGTAAATAACATTTGGTTCATTGCAAAACTTTTGAGTGTTTGCAAATAAGAAATAAACATTTTTTCTTGCTTTTGCCACATTCCTAACAGCTTCATGCGCAAAATCAATGTCAAATGTATTAAATCCACCGTATCTTCCAAAAACTATAGCATTACCAGGAATATTTAGTTTGTTCCTTAAATTATCATGTTCTTTAGGTAAATTTATCATATGCGGCACCCAAGGATGAATTCCGTACATCATTTGTTTTGAAAGCCATTCGGATATGTATGCATATACATCTCCATGAGGCTGATAAGCATTCCCGAATACTACGTGAATAACTGTTTTTCTGCCTTTTGAAATTATACCATCATATTCTCCCGATTTAATTACATAAAATACGTCTATTTTATTATCATCTAATATTTTTTCAACTTCAGAAAAATCATTGTACAAGAATACGGGAAAATGCTTCTTAAATTTTTCAATTACTGAAGGCACATTATCATTTCGATTTTTTGAAATAATAAAAGATTCATTATTCAACAGCGTTTGATTATAATAGGCATAGTCGAATACTGCTATCTCTGTTCCCATTACTGACATTTGATTTGTATGAAATGCTATTTTCATAATTTAATTTTTATCTCAATAAATCATAATAATAATTATCTAATGTTATTACTTTATCTAAAACATTTTTAAATAATAAATGTGTTGCTATATGCAGTTCAGATGATAATTCTCTATATGTTTCTAATTCAGTATTAGCTACAATATTTTTGTAATTTTGCGGCATATTAATTGCTTTATCATAAACTTCATCAAATTTTTCATACAAATCTATAAATACAAATTTATGATTTAGCCCAAATACCCAAAGATTATCATTAAAAATAAATTTTCTTCCGACGTGAAAATTGCTTACATAGATATTGTCTTTATCAAGTTCATTAAGATTGAGGAAATTTGAAATACCAATATCATAACGAGTTAATATTAACCAATCATATTCTCCGTTTATTTTTTCATGATCTTTTACAAGTGAAAGTACTTTATTTTGTGAATAATAATTTGACATATAAGAATCAAAGGATTTTTCTGGATCCCTTGGAATATTATAAGATCTTTTTGTTATAAAAGTTTTAGGAGACTCAAAAGTAATCGCTTTAAAATTATAAAGCGCATAGAGATTTTCTGGGACATTATCTTCTATTAAATATAGCTTAGATGCCCATGGAGCTGTTGAATAAGGCTTTCCTATCTTAGATTTATCCCACCAACAATGTGCAAAAATATCTACATCATACTTATCAAGAATTTCTCTTTTAATTTGTAAATACCCTTGATAATAATTGCGAGGTTGCCCTTTTAAACATAATGCTATTTTCATAACATTTCTTTAAATAATTTTATATACTTAATATATTTTTCCTTTTCGTTATGCAAAGGAATCAACGAAAAATATAAAGAAGCTGTAATTATACGAATATGTTTTAACTCTTTGTCATTAAATAAATTTTCATAATAAGCTAATAAATTTTCTTTATATGATCGTTTTATTCTTTTGTCTAATAATATTTCATCATATCCGGTTAATGACTGATATATTTTCGCATAATCATAAAGATAATGCCCATAAATTGTAAATGTATTTTTTTCTAATCCTCTTACGTCTACTAATTTTATATTATCATTTTTGTCTAATAGCACATTACTAAAAATCGGATCACCATGAATCATTGTTCTTTTAATTCCTTTCTCAAAAACGACTTTAAGCTTATTACTCAGTTCATTAAATAAATCCCAGTTTACTCCATAATTTGTATAATCAAAGGAATCCCAACGCTCAATCAGCTTTTCATTATAGTGGTAATAGTCATAATAAACGGTATCATTTTCTTTTATTCTATGAATATCTTGTAAACAATTTACTAATGTTTGTAAATGATTAATAGTTAAAATCCCATTAACATATAAAGAAGAAAATGTTAACCCGTCGATTAATTCAATTTTAATTGAATGTTCTTTTGAAGGATAAATTTTTGGGAAATATTTTTTAACATCATTTGGGGCAAAAGATTGTACCCATTCATAATAATATTTTTCTGCTTCAATTTTGTTTGAATTTGATTCTTTAATGAAAAAGTTTTCTTCTCGTCTTATCTGATTAAAATGTCGAGGCTTAGTGTTACTTAAATATATCCCAAGTTCTTTGTTAAGATCCAATTTAGGATTAATCATTAAATCGTCAATGTAAAAATCTGCATAAGGCTTTCCGAAAACTAGTTCATCATAAGGCACATCATATTTATTAAGTGTATCTATCGTTATTTTTCCGATATCTTTTATAATAGCTCCTACATTGCCGCTGTGAGTTTTCATTCTTCTAGCCGTGTAAATTATGATTGTATGTCCTTCTGTTTTTAGCTTTCGTATTATATTAATTACGCTCCAAATTGGTTCTACACTTGTATAATCTGCAGGAATTTTTGGATACGTAACGATTGTGTTATCGAGGTCAAAGCAAAATCTTTTCGGTGAAATTTTAAAAGTCTCTGAAAAATGAATAATTTGTTTTGGTGTGCCTAAAATATGAAACTTATTGATAGGGATAGCTATAAAGTTTTCATTATCATTTAACATTGTTTTAATAACATGGGAAATATATAACTCTTTTAAAGATGCCTTAAAGTCAATTTTTTCTAAATATTTAAGCAACTTTTCTGCAGATTTAAAAAAGTAACAACCTGTATTAGCTTTATTAGATATTTTTTCTTTTTCTCTTATATCAATAATTTTTAAATTGTCTGTTATGATATAAGAGTATATTGGGTTTGTTTCATCTGAATTAAAATATGTTACTGCATTCGAATCAATTAATTTTAATTTTTCAATAATATTGTCCTCGTACCATGTATCACCGTCAAGTAAAGCAACTTCTCCTTTAATGTTAAATTGTTTTATAGCTTCATATACTGTTTCAGCTGCTCCCCGGGTATCTTTAATAGCTTTTATTGTTATATTTGAATATTTAGCGTTAATATAATTTTCAAAATTATAATAATCAAGCTCTTCATTATACGGAATAAATATTTTATCGTTTTCATCGATCTTTAGACAATCAATGACCCAAAATAAGATTTCTTTCCCAAGAACTTTTATAAGAGGTTTTGGTTGTGTATATCCAAATTCTGAGAATCTTTTGCCTTTTCCGCCTAGCGGTATTATAATATTCATTTTTTAATTTTTTCTATTAACCAATGTTCAAAATTATCTACGTTATCCTCGTGTCTTTTTCTTTGTTCTTCTGTGAACACTGGTTGTTCGTACATATCTCTGAAGCGCCTTTTATCTGAGTCGATTTGTTTAACTATATCAACACTTCCACGTGTTACGTCAATAAAAGCTTCTTTGTTCCAGTCTTCGCTTACTTTCGGGTCACCCCAATAAATTGGCATTGCTCCAACAAGAAAAGCATCCATTAATTTTTCTGTGCAATAATATTTATAAGGCGTGTTTTCATAAGCAAACATGAATTTATGAGAATGTTTTAAGAAAAACTCGTCTTTAGCATCTCTCCAATATCTTCCTTGTGATGCCTTTTGTAATCCCATATCATTGTTTAAATGCCTTCCATAAGAATTAACACGTTTATATTGTGATAAAATACCGTATGCAGAATTTCTTATGAAATTGGAAGGATTTGATACTATATATGCGCACCATCTTTCAAATTCTTCCTCATTATAATTTAGTCTATTAAATAATCGGGTTTTAAATTCGGGACGAAGTATTAAATAATATTGCCATAATGGTAATCTATAATTTGTATCAGTATGTGGATCAAATGATATGCTATAATTTGAACCAAAATCTCCTGGTCTCCAATTTTCACCTAAATATAAAATTTTTTTACATTTGTATTTATGTGTTTCTTGCATTCGTCCAAATATCGAATGGATAATGACATCAGGATTTATACGTGTCACCTGAACATCAAAATGTTTTTGAAGTATTGGCAAAAAAATATTTTCCTGATCTATTTCAGGCCAAAAATCTATGAATGCTACTTTAAGAGTTTCCATTTTTATTTTATGGTTTTTCTATGACTAGGTTTTATCATTTAAAATTTTATAAAATCATTATGTTTAAATAAACCTTCACCGTGAGCTATTTTGAAATTTTGTCTTACCCACCAGTAAGATATTGCAGGCTCCAGATGTAAATCATCATTTGCAAATTGAGATACAGTATCAATGTAAAACTTAGTTTCATACATACATGGATTGTTTGTAAAATTGGCCCATCTACTAGATGCAATAAAATAACTATTTATCTTTTGAATTTTATCCGGAAAATCTATCTCAGGCGATTCTTTCCAATGAATACAATCTAATAAATGCGGGCTATATAATTGTGTAATTGGTTCATAGTGGTTTAATTCATTATTTTCATATACATTTTTAGAATATAAAGGATCTCCGGGATTTTTTCTATGACGGTATCGTACAGCTGATATTCCCGTTTTTAATAATTTAATTCCCAAGTTTAATCTATTAAATGTTACGTCTTCATTTTCTATAAGTTCCCAATCATGTTCTAAAGTAATAAAATAAGGCTGCGTAGATTTTTTTGCTAAATCAATAAATGCATTTCCTATGCCAACATTTTTATCGTATCCTATATACGATAATGAAAATGATTTAGCAAGTCCAATATCTTCTTTTGATATTTCCTGAAATGCTATATTCGCTTCAGACACAATATTAAATAACCCCAGTGATTTATACGAATTAAGTGTATTATTTAATATTTGGGGTGAATTCCAAGACAATATTCCGATTGATATGGGTAACTTTTTACTCATATAAATTTTATTTTAGATCTGCTATAACTTCTGGCAATTCACCCATAAAAACTTCACAATGAGTCCAAACCCATGGCCAAATAGGATGAAGATTTTTAGATTCTAAAGTCCAAGGCAACCAAACTTCATTATACCATTTATCACTATCAAAATCCATACTATGACCCCATGTTTTTATTTTTCTATAAAGCTGTTCGTCAGACAATACATATGATCCATGATAACAGATTACTTCTGGAAGCGTCATGTGATTACCACCATGTACGTTTCGTATATAATCATACTTATTTACTGTATGAAGATTGACAATTGTTTGGTTTGTTCCACCAATTTTTCCTTTATCATTGCTTATGATAATGTATTTAAATGATTTCCAAAATGCATAAAGATCAATAGCAAAAACGTCTACCTCAGGATTATCTTTTACAAGTTGGAGTATTTTTTCAAAATCTTTATGAAAGAAGAATTCATCTGCATCTTGAACCATTAAATAATCAAATCCATCTTCTTTTGCGCGTTGAAGACAATAGTTTCTTTCATCTGTATCACTCATCCAATCTCCTTCAATAATAGTAATTTTATCTATGTATTTTGATTGTTTAATGATATTAATATCAAATTTATTTTTATATGTAATTCTAGCACTTGGGTTATGTCCCCAGGGAAGTTCACTGTGCATTACATAGATATGATCTACATGTGAATATGCATTTTCAAGATTTCGCATAATCCATTGCCCTTGATCAAAGGTCATTACATAGGTTGCAAATTTCATATAGTTAACTTATTAATGTGTCATCAATTGACGAGTTTTCATATCCTTGGCCATATACTTCTTCCATTAACTCGATTAAATACTCTTGATCATTTTTGCTCAAGTTTGTATTAGTCAAAAAGAGATCTATTTTGTTTAAAAGACTTTTTGATAAATCTAAAAACAAAGATGATCTCTCAATAATTTGCTTATTAGACAATGTTTTCATAATTTAAAATCTTATCTTAGTCCATTTCTTTTCTTTTTTATCCCATTTTAACTGAAAATAAGGTGATACATCTGCAATAAATTCTTCTTCCGTATTCGTAGATACGTCTTGTGTTTTAATTTCTAAGGCTATTTTTTCTTTATTTATAGTCATTTTCATTTACACCTAACAAGAAAACTGATTTGATTTTTTCATAATTTTTATTTTCGCCCCTAATATTTGAACTTAAATTTTTTGAAGGAATGACAAGAGGCGGGCTTGCAATATAAAAATTGTACAACTTACTAGTCATCATTTCCCAAGAACCTCTATCGGCAATCATAGGACACTTGTCCATTAAGTCAATGTATCCTTCCATTGCTTTTCGATTTAAACCATACGCAATAAAACTCCAACTGGCAAAACCCTTTGTCCATCTTGGTTTAACTCTTATATTTTCAGGAAGTAAGCGATCCATAAAAGAATAAAGAAGAATACCATCTGCATCTTCTGGAATGCTATCTAAGTATTTTGGCAATAGTTCATTCCAATCTTTATGAAAAGCACAATCGTCTTCAAAAACAAAAATGTTATCGGCGCCTTCTAACAATGCAGTCTTAATAACATAGTAATGACTATGAAGAGTGCCGAATTCGTTGGGAAATGCTTTATTAAATCTTACGTAATTTCTTGATAAATCGTTGTATTTATCAGCGTATAAGTCTACGAAATGAGAAGCATAACCTAATATAACAGGGTGGAACCACTCAACATCAATACTATGTTGTTCAAATCTTTCAAGCATATATTCCCTTTTGTCAGGACGCTCTTTGAGATTTATGCAAACAACCTTATCGTATTTTTCGTTTATAAGACTCATTCAGATAATGGTTTTGTGTGTTCATGTTGAAGTACTTTCTCTTCAAGCCATCTATTTGCACGTTCATATAGGAGTACTTTCTCCTCGAGCCATCTCTCATAGCTTCTAAATCCTGAAAGCAAAGATTCTTTACCAGTGTCTTGTTTATAAGCTAATCTAGGGCCAATACAACTTACTTTATTTAGTAATTTAGAATAACGTTCTTCTAGCCATTTGACATAATCAGGCTTTAAATAACCATTATAATTACAGCCGCCCTGATTACCCGGAATGTTTACATTATATTTACCGAATGTGGGTGCACAACCTGTATCAAATCGATACTCAAGTCGTAAGTCTAAAGTTGTCATCATGTTTTAAAATAGTGATTTGGGTTTAACAATTTTTGCTTTTTCTACTTTTGCTATGTTCTCTATAAGGTCTGCATATATATAATTAATATCACAGTGATTCCGTGTTACTTCTAAGCTGCAATCTAAGTATTTTTTATGCAAAGCCTTGTTAGAATATATATCGTTTATTTTTTCAACAAGTTCTTTAACGTTTGATAAATCTTTTTTAAGAAATAGGCCATACGTGTCTAAGTCTATGTATTTCTTATCAGTTTGTTTTCCTTTTTCAAAAACCCAAGTATTTTCTGCCCAATGATAATCAAACATGGGAACACAACCAACACCAATAATTTCACACATGGCATATTCAATACTATTACCATAGGCATCTGCATTTAAGTGATAAAAATCTGCGCCAACTAAAGAAGAACTAAGAGTCTCCATTCCGTCTTCATATTCATAAGGACCCCAGATGTATATGTGTTTAAGGCTTCTGTCTTTATGATCAGCTGGCAATATGCCGTTTTCAATAGATTTTTTGTTAACTTCAATAATATCGTGCTTACGAATTTTTTTACCAATGTCATCATAAAATATGTGAAGAGCACCAAGAGATCTTTCAACGCCTTTCATTTCAAGATGAAGGTTATTTTCCTTGGCATACGGGAGAAATGCAAACAATCTCTCGGGCTGTTTAAATGTTGCAAATCTTCCAAGATACGTTATTTTCTTATAATGTTCTTTTTTTCGATATTGCACTAAATTATCAAAATTAAAACCATTAATTAACGGGATATAACGATCTCGAATATCTTCTCCAAAAAGCTGTACAAGTTTATTAAAGAATGGAGATGTGGCGCTAAAGCTTACAATTCCATCGCATAATTGGCAAATTTCAAAGAAATTAGCGTTTCTATGTATTGATGCTATTTTATGATCATTTTGAAAAATAATCTTTTTAGTTTTAAGATCTTTCATTATTTTTAGAAAACCGTCTTGAGCCCATTGTGAATGTTTAGTAGATGGAACTGAATGAATAAATACGTAATCAAACTTGTTCAAGACATCATCTGCAAATGTATCTATATTGTCTTTTGTAATATATTCATAATCGGGCATATTCTGGAATTTACCTCTTCCCCATTTTTTATCATCAACAACATAAACTTTAAAATCGATACCCGATTTTTTAAGATATGCAGCTAATTCAATTACATAACGTGTAATTCCAGCGCCTTCAACGCCTCGTCCTAATACTTGAGCAACTTTCATATAATTTATTTTTTATAGTTAAAATAGTTTTTTAACTTTTGGTTTTAACAGCTTCTTTTTTTCTCTTGGATTTTCTTTAAGAATATCATCTATATTTTCATGCACATAATTTTGCCCATTAAAATAATTATAACAATCTCTCATTAATGGAAATTTATTTGTAACACTAAAATGCACTAGCGGTTGTCTCGCAGGATATTCTTTCATTTTTGAAAAGTATTTCTCAATAATATCATGTGTTTTTATAGTGTTTAGTTTTTCTTTGATACCTCGTAAATGAGAATAAAAAGACAAATATATCTGTGATAATGTGTAATTTTCTAATCCTATTTTTGGGAATACAATATTTAAGAAGGGAGTATCAATGTAAAACACTTGTGCACTGGCATTTCTTGTTGATTTACTTTTTTCATTTAATTTTTGAATATACTCTCTATCATCATAAAGAATAGAAATGCATTCATCGAAATGTTTTGTAAAATGTTTTCGTAATTCAGGAATAGTATTTTTAGGAAAATAAAAATTTGTAGCACAAGCACTTAAAGTATAATCATCTCTATAGTTTTCATTTATCCAATTTTTTATTTTGGGCCATTCATTATAATATTCATGAATCTTCAAAAACATATCTTTTGCGTAAATTGCTTTTTCAGATTCAACAACTTTTTCAAATGAGTCATTAAAGAATAAAACATCATCGTCTGTAAAATAAAATGAATCATCTATAAGATTCTCTTTTAACAACATATTAAGAAAATATACCTTACTAAATGTTGTTAATGTTTCAAGATAATTTTTTCCATAATATTTCCTAAAATCATTTTTATCAAAAATTGTGGTAGTTTTGGGATCAATAATTTTACAAAATTCGCTAGAATCATCTTGATCTACATATAAGAATAAACGTTTATTGAGAAATTGATGATGCTTATGTGTATAAAACAGTTTAAAGATTTTAAAATTATGTGTGGTTACAACTGTAATCATACTATTCTTCTTTTGATAAATAATGTTTAAGTGCTTCTCTTGGTGTTGGTTTCCATTCTTCTGCTTCAATAAAAAAAGTAGTTTGTATGTCTCCAGTATCATCACCAAAGTCAGCATTTTGAAATCCTGATGTTACAACTGCCCAGTTTCCATTGTCATCATAAAGAAGATTGGGCGCATGTCCAAGTTTTGAAAGTTGCTCCATGATAAACTCAAATTCTAGATCATCTTGATGTTTATTAAGAAGGCGGATAATTTCTTCAGCAAGCGTATCAATTTCTAACATTAATTTATCAAACCTATCAATTTCATCATGATCTTCGGTTTCTTTAATTTGCGAAAACAGTTCATAACGAAGATTTTGCGTTTTTACAATGTAATCTTTGATTGATTGTTCCACGTTTTTAATTTTTTATTTGAATATAAACAAAATCTTTTATTTTATACTGCCAATTCTTGTTAAAGTTTTGTTAAATAACACACGAAAAGGGATTTTTCGTCCCTTTTCACAAATCATTTAATTTAAAGAATTTTGCCTTATATTTTATCCATTATAATCAAGACATGAATCGCTATTAATGTATTCAACTGCATCTTTTAATGTTGCGAATTCTTTATATTCATCGATTTCATAGTCTACATCATAGTCAAAATCCTCAATATTCCATTCATCTATGGTTAAATCTCCTCTTTCAATTTGTCGATTTTCTTCTCTTGAAAATTTTCCATTTCGTCTTTCGCCCTTTTGTTCAACTACGTATTTATCTGGAGCTTCTTTAATAAGAGTCACTCCAATGTTTAAATAGTCAAAGTTTCCTCCGTATCCTGACATAGGATGAATTACATTTCCATTCCAAAATACAATATTGTCGGTGTCTAAGTCAAATTCTCTAATGTCATCTAATCCGTAATCATTTTCATATAATTCGTCATTAAGTGATTGAAAAAGAGGTTCTTTATCGTTTTTTTCATTTTCACTAGTATCGTATTCATCATCGGGGCTATTCATCCATTCAATTACATCATCAAAGTATTTTTTAATACTTTCAATACTTTCATTTGTTTTCATATATTGCTTAAGCAACTTAACTACTTCAGTATGTCCATTTTCACTTGCCCATAGTAAAGCCTCATCGTTATAAGCATGAACATCGGCACCAGCATCTAATAAAAGTTTGACTATTTCTACATAACCATTACCACTTGCCCATCGTAAAGCTCTATCATTAGAAAAATGTATATTTGCGCCTGCATTTATTAGCGATTTAACTGCTTTTGTGTGACCACGTCTACTTGCCTCTATTAGAGCCATATCTTTTTCTTCCTGAGACATGTTTTTAAAATCTTTTGCAGAATTTCTTGACATATTTGTTCTAATTGAGCTTTCTCCTAAAAATTTTCTGAATTTAGAATTTTTATTAGCTTCAATTTTTTTCTTTTCTGATTTCTCAACTTCTTTTCTTTCTTTATCTTTTTTGGCTTTATATTGAAGTATGATATTTTTCATTGCTGCTTTAAATGTATCGTTATAAAACTCATTAAAAGCATTTACAACATTATTTGAACCACATCTAAAGATCTCTTCTCTTTCATCGCCAGATATGTCATACACAACAAAGTATTTTTGGGGTTCTGTGAAAGACAGCGTTTCCTCGCTTGGCATATCTCCGGCTATAGGTTCTCCTATCGGTGACATTTCTTCATCAGGACTTTGTTCAGGATCATTTGTAGCATCTTTTTCCGGAGAATCATCTAAATCTAATCCAAGATCTTCTTCACCATCACCTTCAGCTTCAAGAACCTTTCCTTCAATGATTTCTTCTTCTGGCTCATCTGTTGCTCCCATACCGCCATCTATACTTCCATCTGAAAGTGTTTCAGCAGGCAATACTAGAACGCCTACAACAAAATCACTATCAAAAAGTTTATAAACATCTCCGGTTTCAGTAAATCCTTCTTTCTTTTGTTTATTTTCTTCCCAAAATTCTTTGTATTTAAGAATTTCTCCTTTTGCATTTTTCTTGAAATCCTCAAAATTCTTTTTGATTTTTTCTATAACTGCTAAACCATCTTGTTCTTTTTTCTTAAGATTGGCTTTTTCATCTTTTTCGAACATTTTGAAGAACTTGTAATCATAATATTGATTAAGTGATTCACGAACATGTTTCATAAGTGTATTTTTTATTTTATATATTCAAGCTTTTTTGTTTTAAATATATATAAAAAATAAAAACTATAGCTATGAAGTATAGTGAATATTTACAATTACGAGAAATGTTAGATAATGCTGATATTTCCTGGGAAGATTACAAGAAAAATCCTAAGTTATATGAAGGCGTACTTTCAACATTAGGAAGAGGCTTATTACAACTTGCCAAAAAAGGAATGCAAGCAGCAGTTTCTAAAGGCATTTCCGTTAAACATAAAGATGAATTAAATAATACAGCAGAAAAAATACGAGCTTGGATTCTTAAAGAAGTTGAAATTGCGTCCACAGATGAAAAACACCCTTTATATAAAACTATTCAAAGAAAAAATGAAGCTAAGAAAATTGCTGGAGGTCAAGGAGAAAATGCAAGACAGGCTAAAAGAATAGTTCAATCAACTGATAGAGAAATAGCACAATTTATTCGAAAAAAAGTTAACTTACAAGTTAAAAATATTGAGAAAAAAATTGACAAAAACAAAGTTTTAACAGATAAAGATAAAGAAGCTTTAGGAGAATATTGGGATGATTTATCTATTAACTTGGAATTAGCTGTTTCTCAGGCTTTACATGATGCTGACATTATAGAAGAAGAAACTATGGAAGATTGGTTAAAGAAAATACGGGGTGAAGAACCCATGAGAAGAGATAGAAAAACGAGAAAAGGAACCAGCACATCAACTCAAAAGACTAAAGATACCGCAGTTACTCCTGAAAAAGAGCCTTTAATAAAAAATAATTAATTTATTATATGAGTAAGAATGCTGAAATACATATCAAAAAATATTATTTAGTAGCAAAAAATTTATATCCTTCAATAGTTGACGAATTTTATGAAATTGAAGAAGGTAAGAAACTTAACGTAGTTCAGCTAGAAAGATTTAATGAAAAAATTAAAAGGGCGCTTGCGTTATTAAAACAAATAGATACTTCAGCAATTGGCGCAGTTATCAGTAGCAATAAACAAAAAGAAATAATAGAAGACAACATTGCTTATATGTATGAAGAAATTCTAAACATAAAAAAACGTTTAGAGGTTGATGAATATGTTGAAAATTTGTGGGTTCCTGTTAGACGATATATAAAACAAATGAAAGAAGACCCAAGTAATTATAAGAAATGGGCAAAAGACGAAGAACAACTTACGGGTAAATTCATTGGCATGATAACAAATCCCGATAATTTTGATATGTATAAAAATCATATTAAACGTATGGCTTTAGGAACTATGAATCTCAAAGAATTTAAAAAAATATTTAATGCCGCAAAACATAAAATGATTCCTTTGCCGGAATATACATTCGAATCATTTAGAGAATATAAAAAATATAAGAAGCTTTAAGACAATGAAACATAAAATTAAATCACTTAGTGAATATTTAAGAGAAGAATTCTATAATCCTTTTGATGAAGACAATCCTGTTGAAACTAAGCCTTCTCATATTGCTGATAGGGGAGGTTTGCTAAGACTTCGCAAAGAAGTGTTCAATATTAATCGAGTCGAATATTCTAAAAAACAAAATGGCTCATATCTTGTATTAGCTAGAACACAATTTGCAAAAGGTGAAATAGTTGAAATATCTCCGGTTATTTTTGTTGGTCCTGAAACTAAAGCTGTTCCAAGACTTAAAGACTATATCTTTGAAATAGATAAGCTAAAACAAATATATGGCGTTGTTCTTGGCTATGGCTCTCTTTACACACATAGTGAAAACCCAAATATAACTTTTGCATATAATTCTAAAAACCGCCAAATGTACTTTATTGCGGCAAGAACTATAAATGCTGGAGAAGAGTTAACAATTAATTACGGAAAAGATTACTGGAATGAACGTTCAGGATTTGGAGCTATGGCACAACAGCAGCCAGTTCAATCCGATGAGGTTGTCGTTAAAGGAGAATCGAACGAAAGTTCAGTTCAACCAAACTCTGAAAATATCACAAACATGAGTATAACTAAACAATTTGCTCAACCAAATAACAAAGCAAATCCTGTTGTGTCTGGAGTAGCATTGAAAACTGTAGGGCAACAATAAAATTAAAATTAAAGGCATAAAAATTATAAATGAATTTTACGAAAATTGTCTCAATGACTTTTTCTCTTTTGAAAAAAACAGGAGAAGCACAAGCTAACAATCTTGTAGAATTTGAAAAGAAAAAAAGTGTTAAATTTATTTTGCCACAAGGTTTTCCGCGAACCGAGGAATATATTGAGGCTATGTGTGCAGATATGTATAAAGATTTAATGCAGGATTCACCAGAAGGCATAGATTCACTTGGACTATGGATTGAAATGGATTCCATTACTTTAAGTAATTCAATTCTCCTAAGCACTCTGGAGGCCATCCACGAATATTCTCTGGATAAAGATATTAATGTTGCTTACGAATTTTTCAAAATGACATATGTTGAAGATTAATGATCAAGACGGGTCTTATGTTTGATCACTCGAAGATGATTTGTAGTTTAATGAAAAAACAATAAGTCCAACTGCTTATTATGCGGGTTAAAGTCTCGCTAAGTCATCTTCATTTTTCTGACATAAATATATATAAAAAATGATATATTAGAATGAAAAAACTTGTTAACGAATCTCTTTATGATTTTCTTAATGAAGAAGTTCTTAAAAAAGAAAAAGAAGTAGGAATAACAGCTGAAGACGTAGATCCTAAGGAATTTCTTGTAGGTATTGAAGTTGAAAAAGAACATTCTTCAGATTTAGCAGTGGTTAAAACAATTGCTCTTCAACACCTTGCAGAAAACCCAAAATATTACAGCGAAGGAATGAAAAAAGGAATGTTTGACGAACCTTCTGCGATTAACCTTTATAAAAAATACTTCATAAATAAAGAAGAAATTTAACATGAAAAAAATAGCACGCATTTTTTTTCTCTTTATTATTTCTATTATTGTATCTTTTTGGTCATGCGATACAATGTCATACGTTTCCCAAAAGAATGATTATGTTTCAAATAATACAGTTACAATAGATATTTTATACTCATATTCAGCATTAAAGAAAAACATTGATACGAATAATACTACAAACGTTCAAGATATCACCGTCCAAAAATTGATAAAACCGATCGAAATTGATACAACATTTAAACAAAGTAACACTCAACAGGCGATCATGACAAAACAGGATAACATTAAAACACCCGAAGAAAAATCCTTTATAGTTATTTTCAACAAATAAATATTCATTTAGCATTCTTTAAGAGTGCTTCTTTCTTAAAACTTTTATATCTTTAATTACTATAATTTAAAGATATAGTTGTTATTTATGAGATACATTGCACACATTCCTTTAGCAGGCGGTTTTGCGTTAGGTAATATGAATATAATAGGTCAACCGCCGGTAGCTATAACTTCATATTCACCCTTTGAATCTAACGATTTACTTTATCGAAGATATCTCAAGAAAAAAGGATATGATGTCCCTTATTACGTATTAGATAAATTAACAGATATTGAAAAACAAGAACTCTCAAAATTATTTGGAACAATTGATTTTAGTTCGTCGGTTCCTCCGTGTTCAGGACTATCGCAAGCCGCTCAACGAAAAAAGGGAACTCGTGGAACTGCCGCACCAAATGATTGGATGTATGAATCTGCTCGTTTTTTAATAGGCGATATAGGTGTAACAGTTTATGCCTTTGAAAACGCACCCGGTCTTTTTACAGGTTCAGGTGATTTAGTACGGGAAAAACTCATAGAAATAGGAAAAGAATTCGGATACTCGATAACTTTTTATAAAACCAATACACTTAAGCATGGAATTCCTCAATATAGACCAAGAACATACGGAATATTTTATAAAGGAGAAAATGCACCTATTTTAGAAACATATAATAGACCTTATCTTAATTCTTTGGAATATCTCAAGTTAATTCCCAAAGATACTAAACATCAAGACGAATATGTCCATGATGAATGGGATATAACAAAATGGGAAATAACAAAATATCTTAAACAGCTATTAGGAGAAAACTGGAGACAAGAAATGGTTAATTTTCGTCCTCATATAACATCATATGATTATTTAGGTCGAAAAAATCTTCTTAATGATTTTCTTGAATTTCAACAATCACTACCCGATAAATCCGATATAGTGACAAAAAACATAAAGCATATTATTAAAAATGCTTCTGAGGGGCGTAATGCTCGAATTAATTATCGGGTTCTTGGACTTGATAAAGAATACATATATGCTGTTATAGGTGAAATGATGTGTAGACAAGTGCATCCTTCTGAGGATAGACTCATGAATATAAGAGAACATATGCATATGATGGGATTGCCCCATGATTATGACTTAGAAAGCCCTAAAGAATATGTTAAAATAACCCAAAATGTTCCCGTTAAAACTTGTGAAGACATTACAACTGAAATAGTAGAAATTATAAGAGGCAATCGTAGATTATCTCCTTATTCTGTTCTTATGCAAGACAATACAAAGGAAGTTGAAATTAAAAAGGTTAAATCTTTATTTTAAAGAAAACAAACGCCAAACATGTTTATAAAATATAAAATAAAAGTATGAAATTACTTATAATAGAGGGCGGAGATCAACTAGGAAAATCATCATTGATTAAAGGTTTATGTGAACATTTTAACTATGATAATGTAACTATAAGACATTTTGGAAAACCACCTAAAGACTTAACATCTCAAAAGGCATTGTCTTTTCAAATAGAATGCTTTCACGAAGAAATTGATTTATATAAAGCATTTAGAAGAAAAAGTTGGTCAAAACATAACTATTTTCCAAATAAACTGATATGGAATAGATCTCATCTTGGAGAATATGTTTATGGACAAATGTTTAGAGGTGTTAAAAAAGAAATATTATTACATGTTTTAGAAAATTTCGAAAGACATGCATTACATTGTTTAATTAATAACGATATCTATCTTATAACCCTTACAGCAGATCCAGAATTTTTTCATAGCAAAGAAGATGGAAATTCTTTTTCAAATAACATAGAAGATAAAACTAAAGAACTTGAACTTTTTAAAGAAATTCATAATTTTAGTTTAATACGTAATAAATGTTTAATAAAAGTTGATGATCAATTTGGAGAATTTAGGCCTAAAGAGGCTATATTAAATGAAGTAATTTATTTCATAAATGAATAAAATCTACAAAAAATTGTAACATACACATAAATTTTAATTATTATGATACCTAAAATTATTCTTTCAATCGTACTAACAATAATTTATATTGTAGCTTCTTATTTTACTGGAAACTATTTTCTGGCTAGTGTACATGACACAAAAATAGATAAATTTTGTAATGCAATATCAATGGGGCTGATTTTTATAATGTTACTTGTAATAGTAGGCTCAATCGGGTATGGATTTTATCTTTTGGTCAATTTTATATTTTAATGTATCGCAACGTTTAATTAAAAAAATAAAATAATGTACGAAAATGAAAGGTAGCAAAAATCTCCTAAGAGTATCCCCTAAAGAATACGCAAGGGCAAGAAATTCTGCAAGAATTGTGCTTAAAAAATCAAAGCTAAAACCTATCATGTTTAAAAACTTAAAATGAAACGATATTTCAATACAGAAGAAAAGGCATTAGAACATTTAGAATATAGACGTTCATGTGCTTATTCTCGTATTGAAAAACGTGGTGATAAAATTCTTGGAGATGCTTCCTTTGTGTATAAAAATAAATCGGGAAAATGGGTCGTATTTATTCAAATTTTAACAGAAAGTATGATGAAAGATATTGAAGAAATACAAACTTCGTTTGATCCAATTTGTCTTATTCCTCTTTCTCCTGCAGAAAAATATCTAAAAAGAGAAAAGAAATTACATAAAATAAAAAAGAAGTATAAAACTCTTGATGTCGAAAAGTATACAAAATTAAAAAGTCATGACTAACGAGAAACAAAATGACTACGTGAAATTAATTGATTCATTAACTTCTGCATTTAAGTTAAGGGAAATCTCATGGGAAAGTTATATATCATCTCTTGAAATTATAATCAAAAGCATTAAAAAACAAAATGAAAATTTATAAAGGAACATACATTGCACATATTTATAGAGATATTCTAAATGATCTTTTAAATAATCCTGAGTATATCTCAAATCCTCGAGACATGGAGGTTAGAGAAATTATTAACTGCATAATTGAAGTACAAAAACCAAATATGAATATGTATCATAATGAGATAAGAGGATCTCAACAACGATACATTGGGGCAGAATTACTTTGGTATTTTAGTGGATCAGATAAGGCGTCTTTTATCGAAAAATATGCATCAATGTGGAAATCACTTAAAGATGAAACTGATCATGTTAATTCAGCATACGGATATCTTTTATTTAACGAAAAAAATGAATATGGATTGACTCAATACGAATGGGTAATTAAAAGTCTTATTCAAGATAAAGATAGTCGTCAAGCAATTATGCATTTTAATAAACCGTATCATCAGTATCTTGGCAATAAAGATCAGGTTTGTACTTTAACTTCATTATTTCATATAAGAAATGACAAACTTCATATGACTTTAAATATGAGAAGTAACGATGTTATTCTTGGATTCATGACAGATTTTACATTTTTTAATATTCTTCATCAACAGGCATTTATTCATCTTAAGAAATATTATCCTAACTTGGAAATGGGTTCATATACTCATACATCACATTCGATGCATTTATATGAAAAGCATTATAAAAAAGTCGAAGAAATGTTAAAACATGATTTTATTCGCGATGGAACGCCGCCGTTGTTTACGTCTATTATTGATGAAAATGGCTCATATTTAAAAAAATATAATAATATTTTTAATCCCATAATTAATGGTAACAATCCTGAACAAGTAATTACAGACAATAACATTATAAATTGGTCACTTAAACAAATAAAATAACATTAAAAACTAAAACACAAATTATTAATATAAAAACAAAAACAATTATGAAAAAAGATTTATGCGAACTTATAGTTATCCTTGACGAATCGGGATCTATGTGTAATGTAAAAAACGATACGATAGGAGGTTTTAATACTTTTCTTGAGACGCATCAAAAACTTCCGGGTGAAGCTCTTTTAACGCTTATAAAGTTTGACTCTGAGTATGATATTGTTCATAATGGAGTCGATGTTCGTTCTGTTGAGCCGTTAAATAAAGATACTTATACTCCTGGTGGAATGACAGCATTACTTGATGCAGTTGGACGGGCCATTGATGAAGTAGGAAAAAGATATGATAGCGCAAAAGAAGAAGAAAAACCGGGCAAAGTAATATTTCTTATTACTACAGATGGCGAAGAAAATAGTTCAAAGGAATATAAACTTGAAGCCGTTAAAGAAAAAATACAAAGACGCCAAACAGAAAATGAATGGGAATTTATATTTATGGGAGCTAATCAGGATGCGTGGCGAACCGGCGGAAGTATGGGAATTGCAAGTAATGTGAATTATGTTGTAGATGATATATCTAAAACAATGAAAGGCGCAGCTTATTATTCTTCAAATTTTCGTTTGTGCCGTAACAAAGTTTCTTTAGATAATTTCAATCTTTCTGAAGAAGAACTTGACAAAGAATTGGATAAAATAACTAAGAATGCAGATAAAACAGAAACTGACAATGTATAAGTAAAACTATGAAACTTGATTGGACACATAGGGGGGTACGAATAGAAGACATTCGAAAACTTAATAAATTATACGTGATAAGTGTAGTATCAGAAGACGTGAAATCAGGAATGCCGTTATCCCCCCTATTTGTTAAAGGAACAATATTTGAAGAGAGACTTAAGGCATACTATTTATGCGAAATAGATAAAATTTCTAGAAACGATATCTTAAACGTAAAGTGGAACATGTATATAACGCAAGGCTATTATATTAAAATTAACGATAAAGGAGAAGCAGAAAAATATAGACAAAGCCCCGAAAAATGGTATATAAGTTATCTTGAAATAGAAGGAACTCTTGGAGAATTTTGTTCAGTATATAGTGGTGTAAAAGAAACAAACAAATAAAATAACATGGAAAAATTAAACATGAAAGGAGCACCTCGGGTAAATATAACACCTGAAATGATGAAAAATTTTAAAACTGTTACATGCGAATGCGGTGGAATGGTATTAGAAACAGCAATAATCTTAAAGAAAATATCTGCAATAATTTCTCCAACAGGAAAAGAAGAACTTTATCCATTAGAAGTATTAGTATGCAAAAAATGCGGTAAGGTTCCATCGGAAATAAACATAGATGATATGCTTCCGGATGAAATAGTCGCAAAAAAGAATTTAATACAAACTAAATAAAATTAATTAATTATGGACCAATATTATAGAGTAACGATTAGAACCTCATATGAGGACAAAAAAGGAAATTTAAAATATAAAAAAGAAAGTTACATTGTATATGCAATGTCTCCCACTGATGTAGAAACAAAGATGGCTGAACATCTTGGAGTAACTGATTATGAAATAATGGGAATAAATGTTTTAAACATAGTAGACGTAATTAAGTAGGTATATTCTAAATTTATAAAATGTGCTCTGGTGATATATAAAATAAATAATATGTCATTATGAGCACATTTAATTCAAAGAAATTCAGATTTGCAGAAACATTTACAAATACGAATGGAAAAACAAGTGGTTCAGGATTTATTGGCGTTATACTTGGATTAGTTGCAGCTATATCTTTTTTGGCTGCAATGGTTGGATATTTTTTAGAAATTCCCAATACAATAGATGTAATGGATCAAATGCTTAAACTTATTACTGCTTCAGCATTGTTATTAGGTGTTAGAAAAGTTACTCCAATGATAGGTAAGAAAAATGGACATGATATAGATAATGGACATCATGATAATCATGATCCCTATAATGAAATTGATCCCAATGATGAGCAGATAGTAGATTACTCTAAAAAAGGATAAAATGCCACACAATTTTGACTTTAAAGAGCTTGAAAATGTTAAGACAATTGAAGTTAATCCTGAAGGATGGATTTCCCCTTTATACGTAGAATATGGGATTGGAGAAGATCATAGCTTTGGTGCATTTTCATATTACTGGAGAGTTAAAGGAACTAAGCATACATTCGTTATCCCTGTTATACGTATGGATTTTTTAAGTGGAGGTGATTATAAAAAGCACTTTGAGTATGTCTTGGAAGGTTTTAGAGAAGATTATATTTCGTGGAAAGAAGAAGGATTCACTACCGAATGGTCCAAAGAATATCGTGATCAATACTCAGGATTCATCATTATATAACGTTAATATAAAAAATATAAAATCAGTAACAATAAAAATTAAAAAAGATGAATGAACAAAGATATTTCCAATGGATTGCCGGAGATCGTAGAGGCGAAATTCTGCTTTTAGATAATATCGTAGAAGAGGATGGAATAGTATATCTTTCATTTAAAGATGATTCTCGTATAAACGAAGAATTTGTGGCGCAATTAAATCAACGAGATCTGACAAATAAATTAATGGCTGAAATAGATAGTCCTCAAAATTGCTGGAAATTTAATGAAAAAGTTTCTCATGAAGATAAGCCTCGAATAGAAAAAGATGATAAGACAGGAATATGTTATGAAATACCTTCTGTTGAAGAAATGGTTAATGCGGATTTATCAGGACAAACAGGACAAACACGGCCAAACCCTAAAGCAAAAAAGACAATTGAGTTAATTCCTCCTGCTTTAACTGCTCCTACCCATTCAGCGTTTGGGCGAATTGAACGTGCCAAACAATCACCAATATCACCAGAACCTCAAGTTACAGTAGAAATAAAAGAAGAAGATTTTTTAGTTAAAGAAAAAGAAATAGAAAATGCGCCGATGCATCATAATAATGATTCAGATCCTGTATACATTTTAATGTCAAAGGCAAAGAAAATAGACACAGAAATTTGTATGGAAATGACTATTTCTCTTCCATTGCCAGCGCTATATCAAATAGCTAAAGATTCGTTTGAAAACGGTGATGAAAAATTCATTGATTATATTGTAGATGAAATTAAAGTCGATGAAATTAAAAATGCGCTAAAGAATGCAATTTTTTCTATGTACGAAAATGAAAATTCGGGAAATGAACACATTCAACCATAATATATAAATAAAATAAATTATGTCAATGAATGAAAATATTGAACGTAAGGTAATAGCAGAAGGAAATTTTGAAGATGTGGTTGAAATTCAAAATCATTTTTATCTTATTTCTAAAAAACACAGAGTAACCGTTCTTCCTTATACAATTGATAGTCGTGGCCTTCTTGATAAAATTGGAGTAATTAAAGACTATAATTATGTATTTGAAGAATATGACTATACTTTAATTAATGGCTATATTAACCAAGATGATGGTACAAACCTTGTTGCGGCTAATAGAGTATTGTATGAAGCAATCGGTTTAAATGTTACAAATGCAGATGATTGGATGTATTTAGGAGCTCTTTATAATAACTTAACATCTGATTCTGCAATTGATCTTTATTGTGTAGATTTAGGCGGAAAAGAAATCCCTGAAATACAAGAAATGGAGATTAATAAAAGTAAAATCCAATTTAAAATGATCGACAGTTCTCATGTAATTACGTCTGACGATACTTTATTATTAGCTTCTTATCTTAGACTTTTTAATTATTTTTATGTGAATAGTTTGAATGAAACTATAAAATAAATACATAACTTAAAAATAAACGACTATGAATAGACGTGAACGTAGATTAACAAGCAAAAGACTTGGAATCATGCAATACCAACAAAAACTTCCAAGAAAAAGAAAATTTGAATTAATGCGCGAAAACATTGAAGCCGGTAAAATAGCGCATGAAGAATTTTTAAGAGAAGTTGAATTACAACAAAACAGATCACAAGATGAAATAGACAGTGAAGCCATATCTTTTATAGCCAATAATCTCGCAAATCAAAAGAAAATAGCTTTAATTGATGCATTAGATGAAGCAGAAAAAATATACTACAAAAGACAAAGAAAAATAAAAACAGAGAAAGAATAAGCGTGAAATTTTATGTCACTATTGAAGGAACTCCACGACTTAAGAAATCGTTCCTAAACCTAAAATTATTTTCCATTATTTATATCCCTGAAATATTGGAAAAATATGGATATACATATTCTACTATTGATGAATATGGTTCATTTATTATAAGTACGTATATAGACGATTTAATACGAACATACGCAAAATCAAAAAGAATACGAGGAATAATTTACTCTAATCCTTCATTAACAGAAGAAATTTTGCCAAATTTATTTGATACATTAGAAAACATAGAAACTATTTCTGAAGTAGTTTTGTTAGATGATTATAATGTGCCCAAATTAACATATATTTACTCCTATTTTGATGAAATTGTATTTTTCCCGCTAGTTAAAAAAATAAGATTGATTGAATGTCAAAAAATAAATAACATTGAAAATATTAGGTGGAAAACATAACATTTCAATTTTATTTAAACGAAAAAGCCTGCAACGAGTGTTCAGGCTTTTTTATGAATATATAAAATAAAAAATAAAATGTCATTAACAATAGCAGGGCTTATAAATAAATGGGTTGGGTCTGTGCATAATCGTACATCTTTTATTAAATTGGCCACAGAAAACCCCCAGATAAAAAATTTAGTTATAAATGATTATAGAGCAGGACATCCTGCTGATACAGTATATAACACTAAACCATTGCGCTTTGAGGCGCTAAAAAATAGCACTGTAAATATTCCAAACAGTATTGATGATCTTAAACTATATAATAAAAAATTTTTAGGGGAATCGTTTGATCCTACAGATGTAAATCAAATTAGAGGAGCAGCAAATTGGGTGTATAACAAAGGGCCCGATTATATACGAACAAATATTTATGGCCCCGCAGCTGAACGTGAAATTGCTTCTTCTCGTGTAGATACAACTACAATTAAAAATAGTGAAACTAGTGAAGCAAATAACTTAAATATTAAGGGCTCTTCACCGTTTGATAGAAGATTATTCAGACTTGAACAAGCATATGAATTAAATAATGCAAAGGCGACAGGGCTTATGCCTTATTCAACGGACTTTGCTGAAATTTCAACTACAGGCTATTTAATGGATTATGCTACATTAAAAGATAAACCAGATTTTGATAAAAAAGGAGAAATGCTTGAGAAACTTAAAAGCGAACGTGCAGCAATGAGTAAAGATGATTTTTATAAAGGCGTGCCATCATTACAAAATTATTATGCATTAGTTAGATTATATGGATCAGAAGGCGGAAAATTACTTATTAATCAAAAGAATCAAAGAAAATGGTATGAATTAGATACAACCTCAGATAATCAACTTAATATTACAAGTACTCCGACTACTTCAGCATTAATATCCTGGGGACAAGGTGATCCCTACGGAAGAACGCCTTACCAATTTACAGACTTTGTATTCTCGAAATATTGGAATAAAATTCCTAATAATAGACTTATAACTCTAAGAAGATATGCTGCGCCTATTCTTGATAACTTGAAATTTCCGGGAATGAATGCAACTTCTGAAAATAATAGCCCTGCTACTGCATTTCCTCCTATGGCTACAGCAATTACATATTTTGGAGGAGATTCGGGAAATAATCTTAATAATATCATTAAATTTACTACGGGCGTCCAATGGGAAGAAATCCAGGGTGATGTATGGAGTGTAACTGCTGATACAGTTGATAGTCGTTCGGGACCAGGTGCAATATGGGGAGGTTTGGCATCATTTGCTGAGATATTAGGTGTAGCTTCTGGCCAAGTTAGCATTGATAATATCTTAAATCAAGGACAACTTCCCCCAGATCCTTATGATAATGGGCCTTATGAAAATAGAGTAATGGGTCCTATTAATAGGATAGATAAAGTCATGAAAAGAAAGGCTGGAATGGCATTTGAGTGGGATGGCCTTAATTTAGTATTTGAATATGTTGCTCGTCCTGTAGGCGGAATTAACCCTAAGGCTGTTCTTCTTGATATTCTTTCAAATTTTCTAGTCATGGGTTCGGCTTCAGCACAATTTTTTGGTGGCGCTCATAGATTTATGGCAAATCCTGCTAAATATCCTTTTATAGGTGGTCAAGCAGGTATCGAAAAATGGTACAAAGGAGATTTTCTTGGATGGGGCATAGAAACTATTAATCAGTTTACATCTCCAGGCACAGGTGTAAGTACAATTGCAGGTAACGTATTAGAAAATTTTCAAGCAGCTTTATCTAAAATATTTAGTGGAGATGGTTTTGATATTGTAGGGGCATTTAGTACTTTAATGTCAGGTGCTTCGGGAAAAATAATAGGTGCACAATTAGCCAGAAGATCTGGTGGACAAATTCCCTATCTTACAGGCCTTAAAGCAATATTAACAGGAGAACCAGTAGGAGAATGGCATATAACTATAGGAAATCCTTTAAATCCAATTGCAATGATTGGTAATTTAATATGTGAAGGCATAACAGTTGAATTTAATGAAGAACTTGGGCCCGATGATTTCCCAACTGAAATGAAAATAACTGTTAAACTAAAACATGCAATGGCTAGAGATAGAGATGCAATTGAATCTGTATTTAATAGAGGTATGGGAAGAATTTATAGTTTGCCGGAATCATTTAAGGGAAGTGCGGATTTTACAACAGGTGTCGATAAAGTTACAGAAAAAGATTTAAAAGATGGAACAACTGGTCAAGTTCCTAATCAAACGTTTGGAATAAAATACACTGGTCGTGGAGGAAGATATATTAATCCTAAACAAATAGAAGGTTCTAAACTTTCAATCGTAAGTGATGAAACTAGTGTATGGAATAGAGCATCGTTTAATTTTGGGATATCTGCAAATTCATCACAGCAATTTGTTAATGAATTAAATAATAACATAATTTATAGTTCATATAGAGCTGCAGATTGGATAGCACAAAGAGCATTAATATAATAGTAGAATAAAATCATGTTTGCAAACAGTTTAGATAATAAGCCTGTATTTACTCTTCCAGATGGAACAGAAATAAAAGATTTAACACAATCAATGTTTGATATGGGAGCACCCAATTATATCTCATATAATGTATATAAAATTCCACGTCAATATGAAATGCGCCCTGATTTAATTTCAACTGCTGTGTATAAAGATTCAAAATACGCAGAATTAATATTAAAATTTAATGGAATTTCAAATCCATTTACATTATTAGAAGGAGACTACATTTTAATCCCAAGTCTTGATTCAATACGTCCAATTGTTTCAACAAAATCTGGTTCTGGCGTTGATGCAGCTAAAAAATTAAGAGACACATATAGATACATTGATCCTATTAAAATTCCTAAAGCAAATAATGATTTTCAAAATAGGAATCTTGAAAAAACAATGCAAGAAGGCGCGTTACCTCCTAACATTTCAAAAGAAGGAGAACCACAAATTACATATAGAAATGGTAGAGTATACTTTGGACAAGGTGTCGAGTCTTGTCTACAAGACGGAATGACAACTAGTGGCTTTTTAACTAATGTTATAAAAAGTAGAAAATAATGGCAAGCAATCCTTCAATATCAACCGGGTTATTTACTTCAGCAGTAGATAACACGATATCTAGCAAAGATTTAATTCAAAAAAAATCTTCTGGAAAAATTGCGACATTGCCTATTTCTCCAGCAAATTCTACGGGGAAAAAAGAAGAACAGCAAACTATAAATGAAGAATCAGTTTCTCGAATACGTGTCCTTTTTGAAAAAACTATTCAATTAGACGAACTTTCAATACGTGGAGAAAAAACAAAATCTAATCAAAGGGCCGAAGATTCAATTTCTCTTGAATTTCCTTTAATAAAAATAAACAATTACACGTTAAATAAGACAGAAATTTCAAGTGTTACGATAGATAGTACAAATTTTCTTCCAACAATAACACTAAATGTATTATTTGGAAATCAGGAATTTTTGGCAAGAGAAATGCCTAAAGATGGCGACATTATCTCAATAGCAATTAGGAATAGAAGCGATTTACTTAAAATAATACGAAATGATTATGTCATAACAGGCGTTCATGTATTACCAAATACAACGCAAAGAAAATCTCCTGTATCAATGACATTTTTTGGTGAATTGTTTGTGCCTGGATTAAAAAGCCAAAAGAATGATTTTTCATATGTAGGCACTTCATTTGGAGCATTAATGGATTTTGCAAAAAGATATGGTTTAGGATTTGCAACAAATGAAGATGATACAGACGATAGACAAATATGGTTAAAGGCAAATACTACGGGCGATATATATGTTAATAATGTAATTTCTAGGGCTTGGAAAGATGACTCATCTTTTTATTCCGCTTGGATAGACGTTTATTATAACTTAAATTTTGTTAATGTGAATAAACAACTAATGTCTGCGGAATCACAAGTCGATATAGCAGTTTTATTAGATAATTTAGATAAAAACTATACATACGGGGCAAAAACAGGAGAAGAAGATACGAATTTAACTGTAAAAGTGTTTTCAAATTTTACACAAGCTTTAAATACATCTTTTTATATTAAATCGTGGCGTCCATTAAATCGCTCATCCGCTATAACATTTCAGATAGGAACAAAAATGACATGTGAAATGTTTGAACATACTGCAAATGTTTATATAAACCCTGATACATCAAAATATTGGGATATTCCTGTTGAACCTACCTATGATAGAGATAAAGCAAAAAAGATGATGTTATTGCGCGGAAGAGCCACATACGTAAGAGATAAAGATAATCCGGATTTAGAAAGAGCCAATTACCCGTTTGTTGATCTTTATGAAAAATTTCCTTGGCTTGGCATTCAATATACAATAACCAATTCGAATGAAGATAATAAGCAATGGGATGGCAATCATCATAAGCATTATCAATTGGCGCGAGTTAAAAATTTAATAAACAATAAAGAACTAGATAAATTAAACCTTCATATTGAAGTTATAGGAAATAACTTTAATATTATAAGAGGCGATAAATTGCCTGTTGGATTAATTCGTACAGATGTTATAGAAAACAAGAAAATTAATCCAGATAATAAAATTCAAGAAGCGTTAGATTTATTATATAGTGGTTGGTATTATGTTAAGGGATTTAAGTTATATTGGTCTTCTAAAAATTGGGGAACAATACAAAGTAATTTTGTTCAAGAATTTATATTAACAAGAAGAGAATGGCCAGCACCTATACCCGTAGGTTCTGTTAGTGAAGCTGACGAGTTATCTACAAAAGAGTTTAAATAAATAAATTAACATGAGTATTTATAATAAATTTCGTTCGATTGGTAAAATAGCCGATAAATATAGTTTATCAAAACGATTTGATGAACCAACATATTTTTCGTTTAGACTCATGTTTGGCACAAATCAAGATGAAACTTATAACTATGCAAATGAACAAGTTTCTTATGATGTAATGCCTCACCCTTTATTTAATACACTATCAAGAACATCTGCTCGAGGAGCCTCAGTATCTTTAAATTTGCCTGTTATACGTTCAATAGATATTCCAATGTATTCAGCAATAGAATTTCTAGAAAACTCTAATGAACCAACTCGAGCTAAGATGTTAAAAGAATTTATTGAAAAATTTAATGATTTACAAAATAATTATCCTTATTATTTTCAACAAATCGACGGAGTTTCAGATCTGTTAAAGATTGATACGACAAAAGGACAAAGAATTACAAATGATAAAAGAATAATAATCACGTGTCTTGAAGGATTAGACTTACGTATGACATATCTTATCAATTTGTATCGAAAAATAGTATGGGATGATACTTATCAACGTTGGGTTCTTCCCGATATGATGAGATATTTTACATTAAAAATTTATTTAGCAGAATTTCGTTCATTTCATGTGCAACAAGATTACAATGCGTATGGTATTAATCTTAAAGAAGTTGAAAGAAACTTTAACAGTAAAAACATTGAAAGTATGAGGCATGAATTAGCTGACATGAAAAATGTAAAAGTTAATTTGCCCAAAATTAGTACAAATCCGAATTCACCCCCAATGTATTTAAAAGTATTAGACGATATTCTTCCTACATGGGAAATAACGTGTGAGATGTGTGAATTTGATATATCTGATATTGAATATACGCATTTAACAAGTCTAAATGTTGCAGGAGATCCTCCACAAGGAGCTGTTAAATTCGGAATAAAAATTGGAAATATTAAGGAAACTCAAATATATCCATTATTTCAACATATGTATCTTATTGATAGAAAGATAAATGGCAGAGATAGAGCAAAAGAAGAAATAAGCACCACATTTGAAAATAACATTAAACAATTATATCCAACATATTTACAAATAGCCCAAACAAGAGAACAGGATCCTGATAATGATACACATGGTTCTGGTTTATCGTACAATGAAAGACAAAATTATGATACTACACAAGACACAAGGGATGCTATTCCTAAAATGGCACCTTCAGAAAGGTTAAATACACAATTTTATAATGATCGTTCAGGAGAAATGATAGATATTCCATTTGACCCTACTATCCCAGATACTTGGATAGGAAATGCAATTTCATGGGGGACTGGTTTTGCTCGTCATTTTATTAGAAGTAAAATAGATAAAGCAAAAATTACAACTATACCAAGCATTGGATTATCGTTTAGTGAAATTACTGCTGCTCTTCGAGCTAAAAATCTTGTAGGCGCTTTAGGAATGATTAGAAAAGGTGTTAATGAAGTAACAAAACAATATGAAAATGCTCCTTCTTCAAGATTAGAAGGCCCAATACAAACAGACGAAATAATGAAAGAGTTTTTAACAACTCTTGTACATACAGAAACAGATTCTATAGGAGATGAAGATAGCCAATTACTTAAAATGGCTGCTCAAACAGCTTTAAATGATAAAAAAACGTGGAATGACATAATTGATTATTCCCTACAAACAAATATAAATGAAAATGATATGGCAATAGGCGCACCAAAAACAATTGAAGGAGGAGGTTTAGAAGTGGTTCCTCCGTTCACGGCAACTAGAGGAAAAATAGATGCTGCTTCTTTATTAAGAGGAGATCCTACATCAAGCCGACTATCAGGAGAAATTGAAGCAACCGGATTTGGCGAAGATGCTCCATCTTCAAAATTAGAAGGAAGAATAGATTCCACATTTTCCATAAATGTTACAACTTCTGAAAAATTGGGAACTAAAATTGATGGAAATCTTGATAGCGGCGGAATAGCATCAGGTATGTTAGGATCTAAAATTCCTGAAACTGTAGGAAATCGTGGAAAAACTTCAGAAAAACTGGGAACTAGAATAGATGGAAATCTTGATAGGGGAGGTTATCCTTCAGATAAGTTAGGGACATCAATAGATGAAGAACTTAGTAGAGGTGGAAAACCTTCAGATAAATTAGGCTCAACTATTGATGATAATAGGCTTGAGAGACCCGCTCCTGGCATTAAAATGAATAGCGTAAAAATAGAAAACGTTTTGGAAGAAGCTCCTTCATCAGGCTTAGGTTCAAAGATAGAAGGCCAACCATTTAAACAACCAGATCCCAATGCAGCTTCTACGCAAGTTATTTAAAATTAAAATATGGCATATTCTTCAGACATAGATTTTGTTCAACACGATTTACGCAGTAGCGATTGGATTGGAGTGGTTATTAATTCTAATGACCCAACTTTTTCTGGACGTTGTCAAGTAAAAGTCTTTGGATTATTTGACGGCATTCAAAATGAACATTTACCTTGGGCAACTCCAATAAATTCAACGATATTTGCGGGCAATGGCGCAGGAAGTATTTCTATTCCTAAACCTGGGCATTTTGTTAGAATACAGTTTAATAACGGAGATATGTATGCCCCAGAATACACAACTATTCAAAACATAGACACAGATTTAATAAATCGAATAAAAGATGACTATCAGGGTACTCATGTTTTATTATATGATCCTGGTGAAGAACTAACTGTCATATATCAAAAGTTATCGGGTTTTCAAATTTTTTATAAAGAATCAATTATTTCGATAACACCCGATACAATGATAACTTTCCAGACACCCAATATGGATTCAATAATTCAAATGGATGGAGATGTTACAAATATTACAACAAAGAATGAAGTTAAAGTTGTTGCTGCAGCAAAGGCTGAAGTTGCTGCTGATGAAGTAGTTATTAATGGCGCACAAACGACTAAAGTAGGTGCAGCACCATATCAACACGCTATTCTTGCTGAACCGTTATGGGCGCTTATTTCGACCTTAGCAGCTGCATTGGATAGTAAGATGCCAGCAACACCTGGTGTAAATGTGGGTCTTGTCGAATCTGTGAAACAAGGCGCCACATCAACTAATGTATTAATAGGAGTTTAAGTTATGAGAGCACATTTTGTTAAAATATTTATAGTATAATATGAATTTTCAAAGTTATAAAAATTGGTTGTTAGAAAGAAAAAGCGAAAATCTTTCGTATGGATGTCTAATGTTATATGCAAAAGTTCCTGATTGGAATGATAAAATCCATATTGTTAATAAAGAAGATATTTATGAAAAGAACGATGATTATGGGTATGAAAAAGAACCCCATATAACAATATTATATGGATTTCACCATGATGAAATTAATAAAGAAGAATTATATGAAAAAATAAAAGAATTAATTTGTCCCGTTACAGTTAAAATTGAGAATATAGATATTTTCGAAAATGACGAATTTGATGTTGTTAAATTTAATGTTCCTGCAATTAATCAACTTAAAGAATATCATAAAGAGTTCTTAAAATTTCCTAACACTCAAACATTTTCAGGATATAAACCTCATATGACAATAGCATACGTAAAAAAGGGCGAGGGAAAGAAGTATAAGCAAAAATTGGATAAACCATTTGAAGTAACTTTTAAAAAAGCCGTGTATTCAGACCCCAATGAAAAAAAGAAACATTTTAACTTAGGATAGAGCCAAATACCTAAAACTGATATTAAATCGGCTTTATAAAAATAATTAGAAACAAAAATAACATGAAAAAAAGACTTATCATTTTTATTATCATTTTAATAGCCTGGATGTTTGTCTCATGCAGTAAAGATTTATGCCCAACTTATGGCGGCAGACAAACTAGCGGTATATATAGTAACAGCAAACCTGTAGTGAACAAATAATGATTGGAACTTTAGACATAAAAGGACGTTTAAAAAAAGCAATCAAAAATAAGGTAGATTCCGAAAAAACGTATCTCAAGTTCCAATTAAATATGGAACTTGAAGCGTTATATTTCAGCATCCCCAAGAAAAGAGAATTGATTGAAGCAGCAGCTATGCTTACTATTGAGCTTATCATTAATAAGCTTATTAAAAAACAAATGAGTAAAAATACGCTTAAATATTATTTAAGAAACGATCCTTTGTCTAAAGCCATATTGCAATATTCTTCTGATCAAATAAATAATGATTATGTTTCAGATATGTTACTTCAATGTTATAATGAAACAAATGAAATAAAAGAAGAATTAGATACTTGGGATGAAAATTTAGGAGAAGAAGATCTTTTAAAACGTATAGACGCAACTAATGACATTGATAAAAAAGTGCAAAATCTTGAAATTGCGAAAGGTCTTTTAATGGGAGCTACATCTTATCTTATAAATAAAGAACATACTAAATTAGATATATCTGCAAGAGTTGAAAAAATTAAACTTCTTCAAAAACAATTAATAAGTAAAACCTCTGAAAGCGTTAAACAACAGATAAATGCTCAAATAGAAGAAATTAAAAGCGAAATAGAAATTTTAAACGATAGAATATCTCAAACTATAGAAGATATTAAACAACAAATTAAATCATTCATTGCAATATTGCAGTATATTATTGAAATGATAAGAAATCTTTTTACAAATACAGATCATCCTTCAAAATACCGTTTAAAATATATTCAAAGAGTTATTCGAGTTACATATTCAATAATAAGAAATCAAAGCCTTCATATTTATGATGAATATAAGCAACTATATCAAGATATTTTAAATGCGCTTAAAAGCTTAGACAATATTTTAATCTTGATAGCAATGTTCACTTCGATTTATTTAAAAAATAGATTAAAACTTGCAAAAAGATCTCGTCAAACTTTAAATGAACAAATAGCGCCAAATTACATATGTTCCAGGCCACCAGAACCATTCGATGTATCGATTAATAGGATTCCATTACAAATAACTTTAGAGTGTCCTCGTGAACTCGATGATATTCAGGTGCCACATATACCACTATCTGAAAAGATGAAAAACATTGGATGCCCAACTGAAGGATCAATGCCTACAATAGAACAACCTAAAATTATTCCGGAGATAGCTACATACGCAATAATACAGAATAATCGTAATAAAGAGAAATTTATATCAGTTACAAAAAAAGATGATTATGTTACACAGGGTACAATATTTTCTTATTTAGGAAATATGCCCATATATAGTCCGGTTGAGGGTTATATAGAAGATGTTAGCGCAAATAAAATAATTTTACGAGATATCTCTGAACCTACGGATTTACTTTCAGATAAAATTAATTCACTTAATGAAAAATATCAAGAATTAAATGATATAAAGTTATTTTTAAAAACTCACATGGTTAATTCGCTATATCCTTCAATGTTATCAATTGCTATTGTTGATGATAAAACAACTAAAAATGTTAATAGAGGCGTTGATGATGAATGGAGAGATATTGTAAAAGAATATGAAAAAATCCAAAAAGAATATGATAAAAATATAAAAGATATAACTGGCAAAAACAATGTTGAAAAACATGCTAAAAATGAAACTCTTCTTACCTTAAAAGATCAAATAGAAAATGAAGAGAAAAAATTCAATAGTAGCTTAAAACGATTATATAATAAATCGCAAAATATTTCAAAATATACTAAAGCTCAGAAAAAAGAATATAAATTATTTGAGTATTATTTAATAGACTTAGGTCTTGAATTAAATCAAATTGAAAACCCAAGTAATTTAGAAATTAAATTTAGAGATAAAATTAATGAATTTCGAGATAGAAGATATGTTGTCGACAATTATAATAAAAACAAAATAGAAGATAAGTTAAAAGATCTTATTAAAAAAATCGAAAAAGGAGCAACAACTGCAAAACGTTGGTTAAATAGAATAAACGAAATTTATAACACGACTAAAGATATCTCAAGAGTAAAAGATTATTTAAAGGGATTAGCCGATCAAAATAATAAGCTAGACCCAATTGAAAAAACTTCTTATGTAAATAAAGCTGTTGCCTTATATGAATTTTATGTTAATATTGATAAAGTTGTTCAAAAGCATAATGTCCTAAAAAAAGAAACAACTCCTAAAAATGAAACAATAAAAGAAGGAGATTGGATAACTATTTTTTTACGTGATTTAATTAATAGATATAACGAATTAAATAAAGAAATTGAAGAAATACAAGATATAATAGAAAGTTTATCATTAATAAGCACATATTCATTAACTACTTATAACGATAAATCGGCAAGGTTGTATATTATTGCAGATGATTTAAGCTGTGATCCCGTATATAAAGATTATGTGAATCCAGAACCTAAGTTTGGATACGGTGATATTCAGTATTGGCTTAAATATTGTGCATTTGCAACATTAACAAGTGTAGCAAATCCAGTAACTGGGTGGTCTACGGGGTGGATTCTTCCTACGCCTATATTATTTCCGGTGATTTACATTCCAATAAAACCTATACAAACAAAATATGGATTTATTGTATTAGGTTTAACTGTCTGCGGTATTTATGTATTTCCCATGGTGATAATGGCAAATTTATCAAATAATTTCGTATTGCCTTTCGCTGATCCATTAGGTGCAGTTAAAAGAGAAATTGAAGAAATAAAACGTCAATTAGCAAAATCAAATGAAGAACTTAAAAAACTTGGGATTAAACCTTTATTGGAAAAATCAAAACAAAGAATAGAAGGGCATAAAGAAAATATTGAGAATTATAGAAAATCAATAATCAAAAACAAAGAAAACAAACCTAAGAGATATTTTTCACCAGAAGATAAAGAATTTAATTTAAGTAATATTCGAGCAGGTGTTCAGCAAAATATACATTATGTTGAAGAAATGACTCAGTGGACAACTCGTTTTGCAGAATATGAAGAACTTTTAATTGCAGAACAGGTTAAATTATGGAAAGAACAAACAATATATCAAGGGCTTTATAAGGCATATACGTTAGGGACACCTTTAAAAGGAATTTCAGATGAACTTTATAAAACTCAAGAATTTATTAATAATCAATTAGACAAATTATCAGGATTATTGGACTCGGCAAATCAGGCATTAGCAGCATTGCCTGTTTCAATTACTCCCATGACAGCAAATTTTGGATTTACTTTAAAAAATCCTAAGCCCGTAATAGATATAGACGATGAATTGGATGACAATGTAAATGAAACAATATTAAATCCTATAATAGAAAAAATTAGATTATCAAATACGTTAACTATGGCTAAAAATCTTGAACAAAAACTTAATTCATTACCCATAAACATATTTGATTTTAATGCATATCTAAATACAATAGTTCCTTTAATGAGTTTACCCGTAGGTGGAATAATCCAAAAAGATGCATTTCCGCATTATAACTTGTTAAAAGTTACTAATTTTGCGTGGTTAAAATTTTTAGTTAAATTTACAAGTGTAGGCGCTAAAACTTATGGATTTCCGGGACAATTGCCTTTGCCTATAGGATAAAAAATAAAAAGAGGGAAAAATTCCCTCTTTTTTATGATCTGACGATTTAAATTTTCGTTATTTAATTTTAATAGTATTTTTAACAATGGCCTTTTCTTCTTTCTTAGGAATTTGAAGCTTAAGAATTCCTTTGTCCATTGTTGCGTCAATCTTTTTAAGATTGTATTTATCTGAAAATTTCCAACTTAAACAGAAAGATCTTTTTGCAATACCTCTCTGAATATAATTAGGTTTTTCTTCGTTTTGTTCTTCTCCTTTTTCATACGAAACTGTAAGAAGCCCATCAGTTTCTTCAATTTGTATGTCCTCTTTATTAAGACCTACAGCAGCAATTTCAATAGTTGCTGTTTTATCATCTTCATAAATGTCTACAGGATAGCCCGGTTTTGAATTAATTGCGGGCAAAAAGAATGAATCTGTTTTAAAAAGATCTCTGAATAAAAGATCCCATGGTTCAACCTCATTGTGGTTTAAAAAACGTGCTAATTGTGTCATAATTAAATCCTCCTTAAATGAATTTATTTTAGTTTGATTGGTCCTTAGATCCAATCAGAGTTAATAATTGTCGTCAGATCAATTATTTTTCATAATTATTTATTCATGAAAAAAGAAAAAGTTTTGTTCAATTTTTGTTAAATTTTTGTTAAATTTTTATGGATATATGACAGCTCCTCGACTTACTTCCCAAACGGTTTCATAAGCAATATCAGCCGTATTTTCGGTGCGAAGGAAAGTTCGTCTTTCAAGTTTCCAGTTATTTATTGGATCACTTGCATCTGTAATAGTTCCTCTGTCTGCAAAATTAAATAATGACCAAGAACGTGGATAGTTTGGCATCATATTACTTGCATCGTATAAAAATCCATAAGATGATATATCACATATGTTATTCAGAAGCGCGTCATAAATATAATATGTATACCAAGTTTCTCTTGTTGTTTCATATAAAGAGGATGTAGTTGGCCATAAAGCTGAAACAGGACTTTGAGCCCGAACATTTGTTGTTATAGGAATAGTATTATATGTATTATTTTTCACAATCAACATACTATTGACTACACTGTTAACAATTGAGTAAGTTTCATTACATGATGCGGTAGATAAATCTATTATACTACTATGAATTGTTGGAATAGGCAATGTGAAACTTATTACTCGGGAGGTTGGATCCCAACTAACATCGCTTAATAGACTAACGAGTAATTGATAATTTGGCTGTGTATCTCCACAAGTAGACGCATTAAATCCATAAATTTGATAATATCCATAATATCTTGTATCTTCGCTGGTAAGACTTTCCCATGTTGTATAATCGGGATCGGCTTTAATAGATTGTATATTAGATACATAAGCATTATAGTCATCGTCGCTGGTACATGTTATTAATAAAGTCGAAACATCAGCGCCAGGATCATAAGATAATGTAATTGAACCATTACCGGCGCACGATACACAAGTATAAAGTCCTGAACCACTCCATATCCACGAATTTGTGCCGTTAGTCGTTCTTCGCATCGATATTTTAACAGGATTAATTAAACCACCCGCAGGATTGTAGGTATTCGCGGAATGTAAATCAGTATATCTCCATAACCATGGCGAGCTAATTGAGTCTTTACTTGGCATACTTGGAGTTCCATATGTAGTATAAGTTATTTCGTATCGGCAATTAGTGCCGCCATTCCATACCATCGATGGGTCGATCGCATAATTTATTTTATGTATACTAGCGTCCCACGGTAATTCGCAAGAAATTTCCGATTCGTATATGGACTTTAGTTTTAAGTCCCAATTTGTATTGTTATTATTTGGATCATATACGCTTCCTATAATTTCTATTTTAACATAATCGCCATCATTATATTCAATGCTATCAAAACGAGAAATATATCGCAATCCATACGTGCCTTTGTATGTGTGGGGCACGTATCTTGCGCTTCCATCCGGATAATTACTTGGATATAAACTTGTTGTTGCTGAACCTCCATGAATAAAATTATCAATTAACGTTCCAGCGCTATTTGATGATGTACAATAATATATTTTTAATTGTTCCGGCACAGTGTATCCAGTAAAACTCCACGCCAAATATTGAACTGGAATTCCAGAACTTGTACATATATCATATTTAAGAGTTCTTGATTTATTTTGTCCATAATCCGTAACATTATTATAAGTTAAAGAATATGGGTAGTTTACGTCCGAGCCTAACGACGTATCGCAATTTATTGCTTCTACATTAATAGCATCTAAACAATCTCGAAGATCTGGGCTATATCTAGCTCCGGAAATATTATAAGATGAATATTGTATAGAATTAATATAAATAGATCTAATTACAGGGTACAACGTTGCGCCAAACACTATTTCATTTTCAATTGGATGAATTGCTTGTACCGAAGGATCCGCGGCAAAACTTGAACCAGATACGAATACGATTTCTCCGTTTGTAGATCCGTTTCTCCAATCAATTACATATTCTCCAAGAGTTCCTGACGTTAAACTTACATCATCGCAATTTAAGAAGCCAGTTTCTTCATAAATATTTGGAAAAAATGGTTGATACGTTGTACAAGCTGTATATACTTCGGGCGTATAAAATTGAACATTATCACCATAATCAAATGATTCAGCGTTATATGCCCATGCTCTTACATAATAATTAGTTGAACTATTTAATCCCGATATATTTAAATAATAAACACCTTCTCCATAAGTAGGATATTGCAATGATGAATCGGAAATTGTAGGATTTGAAGAAGTACTCCAACATATGCCGCGCATTACAGTAGATCCACCAGATATAACGTTGCCGCCTCCTATTGCAGTATAACCTTCGATATTTGTAACATTAAGTGTAGTAACCTGAACGGATTCAAGAGGTGGTGGCTCAATATAGATAGAAGGAGAACGCAATATAAGTTTTCTGCTAACGTTAATATTATTTCTTAATCGCAATGTAGCAGAATTAATATTTAATGAATTATTTATAAATAATCTATTGTCCATTATTGAAAATCGCTTAAAGGAGTTCTTTTAATGATATCTCCTACTTTTATATATAAAAAATTTTCATCTGCGTGTATATTCATATTTAATAACGCAGTTATTTCTGGAGAATTTTGTGTCTCTTCTTCAAACTGGCCCTCGATTTCAAGGATTTTTTTGTCTATAGATAATGTAATATTTTCTATTTGTCTTCCGTTGTAAAACACTGTTAACTCCGGAGCGACAAAGGGCTGTGAAACATATCCTTTTTCTTTAACTTTTATTATCATATTAGAATAATTCTTGTATTAAATTTCCATAACTATCATAACTTTCTACGCCAATACTAAAGTTTACGCTATCCTTAAATATAATAGGAACGCTTTCATTGAATACGCGAAAATACATTGCGTTGTTATTAACGTACCTCGCTGTCCAGATATTTTTCTGATTTAGCATATAATTACTTGGATCATATTCGGCCCTTAATATAACTAATGTACTTGTATCAACCTCAATCGCTTTGTTATAATAATAAAAATTCGAATTTACTAAATATAATGAAGGGTCATACCACATATCATTAATTCGATCATGATCAAATTGAATATTTGTTAATGTAAATGTATTATCTAAATAATATTCTCTACAATACGAATCACTGTGATATATGCTAAATTCGTTGTTCTTTTCTATGGCACTTTCGGTTGTCATTATAAAATTAGTAAATGCAGAAAATGCATGTTTTGCTCGAATTTCATATATACTTGTATCTAAGAATAATTCGGGAAGTGGCTTATCAAAGGTGTGCCTATTTCCTGATACGTCTACTACTCTATAAGTAGCTCCCCATGAATATCCATTATTAATATCGGTGGCTATTAAAGCAACTGCTTGCTGTTCTTTGAATGAATAGTTAGCAATATCTGCAACATAAGACGTTTCATTATTGCTTACAGTTGTTACTTCTCTGCGAGTATCATTTAAAATGAATAATGCATTTGAAGCGTTGGTAACAAAGGAAGCAGGCAATGCATTTAATGTTATAGAAGCCGGATTAGTTAACGTTGCCGATACAATGTTTGCGCTTATTTCTTGTATTAATGAGTAGTTTTCTCTACTATATTGTAATATTTGAACTTGATCTCCTGTAATAAAATTTTGAAAATCTTTATCAACGGTGATAGTGTTTCCAGAACGAGTCAAAATACGTTCAGTTATATTTGTTATTCGATTAAGAGAATAAGGCTCCATAACATCTTGAAAATATGTTACAGAAGGAATTTTTATGTATGGACGTCCAGTGTTATCAAATTCTATTTTAAGACCTTGTAAAGAAATATAACGATCATAAATAGGATAACGATTTCTTGAAATTAGCGTATTTACTTCAGCCATTGACATGTACTTACTAACATCATAACCCATAAATGTAGAATTATCTACAAGCAGATAAATATTAGGTGATTTAACCCATACTTTATATGGCGTTAAAGCTTTATTGTATATTAATGTATTGTATCCGTCCCATGCTCTTAATTCTAATGTATAATCTCCTATATGATTAACATGCATTACGTGAATACTATTATCTATTTCATATATCCCTGGAGCATTTCCACCCGTGAATGCTGAAGGGTCACCATTATAATAAACTGTTGGGTTTATCTGCCATAAAGGTACACGAGGAGAGGTATATACAAAATTAGTAGTAATCATTTGTTCCTCTATGCTTGTATCATAATGCCAATTTATATAGCTCATTAGATTATCGGATGATGACGTTAATCCAGCATTCATTTCAATTTTGCCATCTAAAATATCGAGTATGTATTCTTTATTTCCAAGTGATATCCTATCCCCTACACCATCAATTGCATAGTAGTTTCGGAATTTAAGAAGAGGCACCTCATAATCATTATCATACACATATTGTAATCTGCTTCCAGGCTCCCAATGAAATGATACATAATCATAAAATGTGTTTATAGTGCCGCTCGAAGATTCCATCACATAGTGATCAATATAAGGTGTAATAATTACAGTTTCTTCTTCTGCAATTACAGAAGCATCTTTAGTTAATGTAAATAAATATGGCTTATTTACGATATTGTAAATTATAGATGAATCTTTAGTGACTAATATTCCTCTTCCGCTTGTAATTTTATACTCTCCCTTACTACGTAAATTTTTACTATCTGATGCATCTATTGTAATATGCGTGACAGGTGATATTGTATATGCTATTGAATTTGCCCATATATCATCTATGCTTGGATCTCTTAAATATGCTTTTTCAAGATATATGGTTAAATTACTTGAAACATCATAGAAAACTGATGATACATCAAGAATATTATAAAATCTTATATCATTTTCATATATAAATAAAGGATTTGTCACAAGCGTTGAACCTATAACACCTGCGTTATCTTTTTCAACTGATAAACGATATGAAATTTCATTTACGTGTTCAAGAGGATATCCAAAAGTTGCCCCAACTAACATGTAATTGCTGGGATTAGCGAGATAAGACGGATCTTGTAAAGAATAATATACGTTTGGAGTATTGGGATTCCACGCAGAATGAGCCATGTCAATAAAACGACATGTTAAATTTTTTATAGTTAAATCATTTATTTCTTTTATAGATAAACGAATACTTGCATCACCTTGTACTAATTCAGAATTAACATCTAAGGCATAAGGAGTTAAAGGTTGATGCACATTATAATTAAATCCTATATTATCTGTTGAATAAACAAGATTTTTAACTCTTTCAAAATATACGCCTTCTCCTGTTATATCAATAATACGACAATTAACACCTATAATGTATTTTTCAAGCCACTTTTTAAGGGCATTTAATTTAACAAAAACCTCTTTTAAATTATACGCATAACAATTTTCAGTTAAAGGTGTTCCATAATCGTCTAAAAAGCCCGTTTCTCTTGTTATACAATAAAACATTGATAACTGATTAAGCTTTTTAAGAGTTTGTCGTTGTCTAGGGTCAAACATCTGAATAGTTTGAGTTCTGCCTAAAACCTTTTTGCCTGTAATGTAATCAAATACATCAGGTGCACTGTATGAAACTAAAAAAGATAATCTTGTCTTTCTATGTATATCTTTTACGTCTAAAAACCATTCGCGAAAATAAATATCATCATAACCTAACCATTTAACAGCATTTATTAACGCCTTATATGTTCCTACGTATGGCATGATTTTATCATGCTCAAGTATCATATGTTTTGATTTTTGATTAAGTAACTTCCAATCGGGGTAATCTTCGTTAATATCCGATTCTTTAAATAATTGTAGAATATCTTTTGGGTCAGGCAATCCAAAATTTCCTAATAATGTTCGATGTCTTTCATCTTCTCCAATCGATTCTGCGTTAACAACAATATCAGCTATAATATATAATGTGTCATCAACAAGATGATACATTCTTAATATTCTTTCAAAGACACCTTCAACGTCTGATTTGAATCCTATATTTACTTGTAAGGGCACATTAGGTGCATAAGTACTAATGTCAAAGGCAATAACATTTGTCCATGTAATTTCATTTGTCCATTCATTAACATCAAAAAACTGAATTTCATCTTCTTCACCTACTAATTCCATAATTAAAATATAATTACTGGCATCATAGGGACGAATATATGAACTACCATCTTGTTCTAATATGCTCAAGTGTTCTGTTTCAACTAAACCTTGGGATACTGGTTCTAAAAACACTGCGGCAGCATATGTAACCGAAGGATACACAAATGAGGCATCTAATGTAACATTTATATCACTTATAGATTTAGTTGTTATTCCCTCGGGATTAAAAATTGATATATCTCTTGTTATTATTGTGGCTTCGGTAGAACTTAACGGAAATACACCAGTAGCATAATCATATGTATAAAAAACTGATACGTCATTATTATCGTACAAATATCCTTCATTAGTAATCTTTGTATCCACTACAAACCCTGAAGGATCTACGATTAAAAATCCTTCGGCGTTTTTCCCTGTAGGCGATTCAATCTTTAAATTAACAGTTGAAAGTGGTATCCAATTAAGATTAGAACCTTTTTTATCAAATATTTTCCAATTTTGTATGTTCATTATGAAATATTCGTTGTATTTTTATCGTGTGCAATACTAAACCATTTCTTTATCAATTTTGAATATTCTATTAAGTTGTATATCATACTTTCGAGAGCACCATATAAAGAATGTTGTAAAGGATTTGCCCAAATTTCGGGTGACGTTCCCTTTTTTAAAATTTTTCCTTTATATCCAAAACCAAGATTAAGAAACACATCATTCATATGTTTTGCTTGATAAAGATAAGAAGGCCTTACAGTATATTTTTTTCTTCTTTCGTCAGTATTCATCTTATAAATTATTTAAAACTACAACATTATTTTCAGAGTTAATATCTTTTGATGTATATCCTCTTACTTGAATGTTAATTGATGATAATTTATTTTTAACTATGCTATCTTCGTAATATGTTCCATTGGCGTTTTCAAAACCTCCTCGAATCAAGGGATAAACGTCTTTAATTGGAACTTTATTGCTAAATGCATCAATAACATATCTTTCAAGAATTATGTCTCCGTATTCATCAATACCGTAATGATTACCGTATATATTTTTATTGTTTTTATCTGCATCAAACCAAACATTAACAGAGTCTACTCCATCTATATCTTCAATAACTTTAACAAGATCAGATGCAGGTATTCTATCTCTTCGTGTATTAGTTAAAAAGTATTCAGATGTCTTTGAAATTATATCTTGACGAACAGTGTCATAAACGCTTCCTTCCCATAATATCAATGACATGTTTAACGTAAATCGAGGATATTTTAAATCTAATATTACATTGTCAACTGTTAACACTCTTTGCCCACTTTGTTCAATTAAATCTAATATTGCATATTTTTCATCAATTGATAATTCAAATGCCTCTTTGGGACAAGTGTAATAGTTATAGCCTCCGGTTAATCTTTTTGTAATATCGGGGATTAAAAATAAATATACGGTATTATCATCTAAACGGTGATAATTTATTTCTTCTTGCCATTTAATCAAATTATCATAGGCATTATTGAGTTCTGTTTTTTTAGCAATTGATTTTTCAGAATTTGCACCGTATGTAGCAAGCAATTTTCGATATTCAAGATTAAGATCTTCATATATTGTTTTTGCTTGATTATACTTGTCTAACACATATTGATCATCATATGTCTGAAATCCTGGTATAGCATCTATAACAGAAAAGATATTTAATTTTCTTAAGAAATATATGTAATTGTTTGCATTAGCAAGAACAAAACTTCTTGATGCATGAGGTGCTAATAGTCGAGTAAGATATAAAGGTTCATCACTAGTTCCAAACATTAATTGGTTTTTGATTGTTACAGTTATGTATTTGTTTAAATCCATTTTATCACCTTTAGGTGAATATCCCGATGTAGTAAATTTCCAATTTTCTTTTGCGTTATTTTCCATTGCATTTAGATTACCGGCAGGGCCATCAGTAATTAAATATTCAACTAATATTGTTGATCCTAAACCGGGTATTGCACCATTGTATCCATTCCCAAAGAATACATCTATGCCACCCGTTTGTCCAGTTTTAACCATTACTGATTTTTCATTGAATCCCATATCTAAAATAGAATTTACAATTTCCCATTTTTCACCATTTACAAAAATGCTAATGTAATAATTGTCTATGCTAGCACCCTTTTTATTTTGAAAGTTAAACGATTGCAAGGGATCTCCTGAACCAGTCGCTTGCTGATATTCTATTTTTCCTTGTACAACATTAACTTCTAACGTATTTGTTATGCTTTCTAAATTATATAATGCTTCTTCACCAGGTAATATTATTGTATATGTTAAACCATTTTGATTATTAACTAATGTCGTATAATTAGGAATAATTAACATTGTTGTATCTGTAGGAAGTTTTCGGCCAGAGAAGGAAAATTTTAAAGTTCCACGAGCAGCCATGGCTCTTGATGGATTATGTCCCGTTAAACTTGCTAATCCTTTTATACTTTGAGGTCGAGTTGCTGTTTTAAGATTTAATTCTGTTATGGAATCTTCGATATAAAATAAAATCATTCTTCCGTAATGAAGTATGACTTGAAGTAATTGTCCCATCGGAGAAGCCATTGTAAAATATTGGCCTAATTCCCCGTATGTCTTTTTAATGAAGGCTAAAGCATCTTCATAAAGTTCTGAAAATTTTATTCTTGTTGTTGTAAATATTTCCATATTTTTATTTATTTTATAAGTAACCCGATAGCTCTTTGATCATTTATAAAAAAATCAATAATAGCATAATCATAATTTTCGGCTTTTCCAAATGAAACAACTGGACGAATGTCATAATCCTTTGTTTCATTAATGTATCTATTTATTTGATCTTTAATTTTTTCTTCCAATTGATTTTTGTTTATACGAGATTCAAACACAAGATCATCTATTCCTACACCAAACGCGATATCTCCTAATACTTCTCCGGGATGTGTACTCATTATTACTTTAATCTTACTAATGATCGATTCTATAGCATCACGATGTTCTAGAACGCCATATTGAAAGTTAGGATCTTCGGGATTTCTTATGTATATGTCTTTTATCATTATAATATTTATTTATGTTTGCATTTATCACCATGAGATCTACTATAATGCCAGGGATAAAAACTCTTTTTGCAGTATTGGCATTCAATTTTAGGCGTATTTTTTAAAGTATTACTGATTTTTTCTTTTGATTTTTTAGAATGATGTTTTTTATACATTCCGTTTTTTTCGCCAAACATAGGGGATTTATTTTCCTTTTGTTTTTGTTTAACTTCAGGACGTTGCATAGCTAATCGCGTATTAGCTTTTATACGTTTTATAGTTTCTTTTGATCGATGTTTGCCTTTATTCACAGCTTCTTTTCCAAACATTCCGTTTTTTTCTCCGCGAGTATAATAATGCCGTCTTTTCTTTTCGTCATCTGATGCGTTATCTTTTGTTTTTTTTACCGATATGCTTAAATTGTGTTTATGTTCTTTTGAAAATTTTTTTCCTTTATGAGATTTACTTTGTTTTTGTCGGGTTTCTTCGGATACAGGGACAGTCATAAACAATTCTCTCGCGTATTTGTAATCATATGATTTTTTTATACATTTATTTGAATTCCCAAACGTCATTTTATGAAATGCGCAGGCGATTTTTCGGTTGTTTTTATGGATATACGTTAGCAATTTATGACAAACAAAGTGTTCTCTTGCTGTTAATAAAACTAAATTTTCTTCATCATCGTTTCCGCCTAAACACTTTGGAACTATGTGATGATTTTCATAATAAATATATCCCTTTTGGTTTTTACGCAATTTAGTTCTGTTTTGAATTTTAGCGGCAAAAATTATATTATCATATATCTTAATATAATTCATTTACTTTTTATTTTATATATCTTAAGAAAACAAAGGAGAGTCATTGCTCTCCTTATATAAATTATTCGTTTTCGAAAAGTTGTGGATAATATGGCTCATGTTTGCTTTCATCTCCTACCGTGGCCATTTGCCACTGTCTCTTTCTCTTATATCTTTCGCTGTTTGAGCCCCAGCCTGCTTCCACCTTTTTCTTAGGCTTTAATAGTGGAGATAAAACATGTTGTTTAGCTCTATCTTCTTCAGGAACATCTTCGCTTCCGACGTAATCTTTAGGATTAACCAGTTCGCCTTTGTATTTAAATGCACTGCTCCACGAGCCGTTGGCGTTATCTTCTACAAAGTCTGTGTCTTTAACTATTTCTTCACCATCAGCCGATTTAAGAATTTCTACATAACAACGTGGATCATTCATAAGATCTGTTTTTAACTTTAAATTTTTAGATAATTCTGTCATCATGTATTTAAACGTTTTAACATCAGGATATGTCCAAAAGGATATAAGTTTATATTCTTCTGCAATCCATATTCGGCCCGGATATTTAAATTCGAGTCTTTCACGAGTTTTTGGCGGTGTCTCGGATACGATTATATCTCCATGGGTTTTTCCTTCTTTTGACATATAAAATTTTCCATCATATAATCCAAACGAAAAAGTAGTTCCTTCATACCATGCTAATTTATCGTTAGAATTACTACTATTAGGTTGTAAAGCAAAGTCAGGCGTTTCAAATAATCGAGGGTAGTTTTCTTCCTTCTTACTTTCATCCCCAACTCTGGCCATTTGCCATTGTCTTTTTCTTCTATAGCGATCACTGTTTGATCCCCAGCCAGGTGGTACTTTTCGTTTTTTCTTAAGAAGTGGTGATAGGATGTGTTCTTTTGCCCGATCTTCCTCAGGAACGTCTTCACTTCCAATATAATCTTTAGGGTGGATATGCGATATTTTAAATTTATCGCTATTATCAGTATACATAAAATCCCATTCGCCAAATTCTGAATTATGCATCATTTCGCCTTTTTGTATTTCTCCTGTATCTTTTTTCCTGATTATTTCTACTAACCATTCAGGATCACCCATAATATTAACATCTAATTTTTTAGACAATTCGTCAATAATTTTTTTAAAAGTTTGGGCATCTGGGTATGTCCAAAACGATATAAGTTTTTTGTCTTTCCAAATTCTTCCAGGGTATTTAAAAGAATTTCTTTCTATGTTATAGACTATATTATTTTCAGGATTTTTAATCACAATGTTAAAATGTGTATTTCCTTTTTCGGAAATATATAATTTTCCGTCAAATACCCCAAATGCATAATTTTCACCATCTGCCCAGATAAACTTTCTAAAATGTGTAAAATTTCCATCATAATACATAGGATAATTAACTACATCGGGATTTTCAAATAATTTTTGACTTTCATCTATTTCTCCGAAATCTTCATAGCTAAAACGATATTTAAACTGAGGATTTTTCTTCTTAAGAGTTTGTATTAATTTTTCTGTTGAAGGCCCAAAATTCTCAAACGTATCACTTGCAACAAAAACATATTCATCATAAAAACGATTAAGTAATAAGAAGTTTTCTTGATCTTCATATACGCCTCCGACATTTGCTATTTGAGATGCATATTTATTATAGTAATCTGTATTAATTACTTTAGCATCGATTAAAGCATTAGCCATTAAACCATGATTAAAAGGCATATTATACATTGCAACATATAAATTTCCGTCTTTGTCTGCTATTGCACGAACCTTATTATCAAATCCGTCCAAAGAAGGCGGGTTAATAATTATAGGCGTTTTTGGCAATTTACTATTCCAAGAAGGAACTTTTGTAACTATTTTATAATTAGAACGTAATTCAACAGGTTTATCGGAAGGCATAATACCAAAACGATCTTGATAAAATTTAGCCATAACGCTATTTCCTTCATTAACTTTAGATGTTTTATTTTTTGCCCTAATCAATTCATCCCATAAATATGGATAAAATTTATACTGGGGGTTAACTTTTTCTGCCGCTTTAATAAATAGAACATATGCTTTACGTGCTTCTTCGATATTTGGCATCTTATATTTTATTTTATACCCACCACCTTCAAAATTATAATCGCTATCTAATATAGAATTTGATTCTCCTAAAGCAAATTCATTTTCCTCCCAAATTCTTTCAATTGTAACAAATTTTTTCGGAATATTCATCCACCAAAAATCTTGAAATTCTATGTATCCAGCATCTGAAAGTTCTTGAATTAAACTAAAATGAGTAGCTTCATCATTAATAAAAAGATATAAATTTCCTTGAGGATCAATTAGTCCCCTTGCATTTTTACAAATATGTCGAAGACTCGAAGGATTTTTTATAATTCCTTTTTTAAATGATTTAGTTGAAATAATTACATCTCTATCAACTTGATCTTTTTTAATATTTAATACTTGTTGTTTAGCATATTTTTTCTCAAAATCTGAAAACTCTTGAGGAATATAAAACATACGTTCTTTTGCAATATCGGCGACATCTTCTTTTAATCGAGGGTAATATTCATTGCCAAATGATTCAAATAATTTATTTATAGGAATAAGCATTACATATTCATTATATTTAGTTAATGATCATAAACCAATCGGCTGTACTATCAGTTTTGAT